GCATTGTTCGCCGGGACCGCGTTGTTCTTTCGACCATTGTTCGCCGGGACCGTGTTGTTCGCCGGGACCGCGTTGTTCTTTCGACCATTGTTCGCCGGGACCGCGTTGTTCGCCGGGACCACATTGTTCTTTCGACCGTTGTTCGCCGGGACCGCGTTGTTCTTTCGACCATTGTTCGCCGGAACATTCAACGCAGCCTCGGCGCGCTTTCGAACGGCGTTAATCGTGTTAGACCCAATCATGTTTTTGAGTTCCGTCTTTGTGGCGTTAGACAGAGACAAGGAATTGATATATTTCACCAATTCTTGTTCATTACCCTTCTCAACCTGCGCATTCGTAATGATCCGCGCATAGTTGGCCGTCTTATTATTGAGTCTGTTCAGAAACGCTTGTTCTCTGCGAACACCCAAAGACTTGATCTGTTGGATCGCATCGGTTTTCTTCATACCGACGTTGACGTTTTGTTTCGGTGGTGTGTAATTACTCGGAAGCTGCGGTCCTTGTATGGCCCCCACGTTTTCATACATACCCAAACCCTTATTACCCGCCGTGAACACATATCCGGGCATGTTCGGAATAAACTTTTTAGAAGGCACGAACGTCTTATTCGCCTTTGCCTTTGCAACGTTGACGAATGACGGTTTACCGGCTTGTAACGTCGGCTTTATCGATGTTGGAAACGCCACAGCCGTCGTTCTTTCGACTGGTTTCGTGGCGACCGTGGCGGTCGGAGCCGGAGCCGGAGCCATGCTCGGAGCCGGTATGCGTATGGTCGGCATCGCGAGTGATGTTGGGAATGACACGACGGACGAATTCTTCTTTGGCGCCGGTACACCACCACCGTTGTTCGTTCGCCCGAAGTTATTGGACGCCGGTACACCGCCACCGTTGTTCGTTCGCCCGAAGTTATTCGCCGGTGCGCCACCGTTGTTCACTCGCCCGAAGTTGTTCGCCGGTGCGCCACCGTTGTTCACTCGCCCGAAGTTATTGGACGCCGGTATACCGCCACCGTTGTTCGTTCGCCCTAAGTTGTTCACGGCCCCGTTGTTCACGGCCCCGTTGTTCACGGCCCCGTTGTTCACTCGCCCGAAGTTGTTCACGGCACCACCGTTGTTCACGGCTCCGTTGTTCATCGCGACATTGCGCGTCGACGTACTTCGTTTTCTCCCGAGAACGATGGGTTCTCGAATATGTTGACCCTTAAGAAACCCCTTCGTCGCCTCGATGAGTTGTTGTTTTGTGAGTCCTTTCACGCGCGTCATGCCCACCTTCCTGGCGACGCGTTTCAATTCATCCAATTTAGAATCACTTGCAAATAAGATGTCATAGTCTCTCGGTTTAAGAGTAGACTTACCATCGACCATGAAAGTACGATTCTTACTGAGAACCAACGGTGGAAGTGGAAGGTTATCTTCCTGAATATCAGTGTAGGCCTGACATATCTTCTTCCGAGACAAATTCAGGTCTTTGCCCGTATTTTGTCGTATCATCTGTCGTAGATTTTCTATATCTAGTTGTGGATCACACGCGTCCATCCATGCACTTTGTTATTATACAAGAACATTATAAATTATGACCAATCATGTATAAACGTATCTTGTCTTCATAACTCAAACCAAAATCAAACACATTGAAATTTTCAATCTCTATCAGATGTGTGTTTATCTTAACATCATATTTGGCTCTATTTCGTAGTGTCGACATGATGAGTGTCTCTAGGAACTGTTTCGGGTTTTCGAGATCATCTTTATATGTTGAAACGACGCGAACTTTCACACACGTGACTTCGTGTGGCTTTTTATCGATAAAGGGAAGTAAAGGTATATCTTCCGCGATACCACCATCGGCGTATGTTTTAGAATTGTATTTACCACATTGGAATATGAGAGGTATGGCAATGCTCATACACACGGCATCGATCACCTTCATGTCTGGGTGCGTATCGACACAAAAATATTCCGTCGTCGACGTATTGAGACAAAATGCGGAGATGTATATTTTCTTTTTCAGTTCCTTAAACGTCGGATCACATTTACACACCGCGACGAGTTTGTCACGGATAGGTTGAGTATCGACGAAGCCAAATTTGTTAAAAAAGAGAGCAATGTTTAGCTTAACAAATTCAGAGATATCGACTGACATTAATATTTTGATAATCTTATCGACCGACATCCCCAATGCTAATAATAGAGCCAGGATAGATCCGGCGGAAGAACCGGATATTTCCTGGACATTTCGAAGTTCTTTTTGTAATCTCTTGAGACGACCGGCCATGGCATATATGCCCATAGCACCTGGTCCCAAAACCAAATACTTCATATCCTATTAGTAGAATTGAGGAAATTGGCGTCGTAAAGACGCGAAGATGATCGCATAGACGATCGCGTGCACAATGATCGATTGTGGGTTTGTTTGCCCGGAACGGAACACACCACTAGAACCCGGAGGCAACGTCAACAAGAGACCCGGGCTCAATGCGATAAAGAGTGCCGTCGTGACGATCAAGTCTGTCTTGGTGATGACCAAGCCCATGATTCGAGCGATCAAAGAATACACCAAGAAAAACACGAGACCATGGAACAAGACAGCCATTTGATTCGTATCACCACTCATGTATCGAATTGTTTTTCCATCCGTCGTCAACAAAAGACCTGGACTGAGTGCGATAAACAGTGCGGCGGGGATGGCGACTTTTCGTGTCGCGATATCTGGGAGCATTTAATATACCGTGATATTATTTTGTGACGTGTGCATGGCGACGAAATCGAGAAAGTGATCAACCGTCGCACCGACCATCAAAACATCGGCGAGATGCATGTCGTCCACACACTCCTTCAGTTTTCTCCAAATGTATAACAGATGTGGCGTCACGGGACAATATAAATACATAGGTTCTTCATGGTGTTCGTGATAACAAAATTCCACAAACTCGGCATACGTTCCTTTGTCCAAAAGGACTCGTTCCAAGAATGCGGCTCGAATGAGTTCCTGCGTCATATCCCACAACATCCATAATTCATCTGAGTATTTTGATTGCCAATCATGAATATTCAGATGAACATCATCGTCATCAACGATGACTTCACCACTTTCGTCGAGTTCGACGTCGAGATCGTAATTACCGTCTTCGATATACTGACTCCAAACCATCGTTATTACTTATCTTCCTTAGAGGGCTTTTCTTTTATACCGGTTAATGAAATCGTCACAGATTCCTTCATTTTAAGGTTGTCCTGAATCGCGTTGATGGCACCTTCAACCTTCACTTCGTCACCACCAAAAAACTTCATCAAACCATCTCTTACCGAATCTTTGTTGACACCGGATTTACGAACACTCTTACGCAAGCTAATCTTCCCTTTCCTGAGGTTAATGGTATCAATACCCTGATCAATCATATGCTTCTTCACGCTCTCCTTAAGGCGTTTTTCCTCTTGATTGAGAATTTTGATATCAGTTTTCGCTTCAGAAAGTTGTTTACTGAGATCGACGAGCTTGGAAACACTCGTCGAAAGTTCATTAGAAACGGAAGACATATTTATATACTACTACCCTAAAATCTTTAAGCACACAAACTACGCTGCATCAAGTCCGGAACGATCGTCGAGTTGTTCCACATGAAAGCAGACTTCGGGTTCGGCGGATCGGCACGAATTTGCTGGTTCGCGTTTCTAAGGCTTCCGCCAGCGGTTTCGGGGAAACCAACTTGTTGACGCGGGTCCAAGAAGTTTTGACCCTTGAGGATGTCTTCCGGTGCAAATTGACCGAAGTCCTCCTGAGAAGCGACTTCACGTGGCAACAACGACGACGCGAGACCGGTACCAGCCTTCATTTGGCAAGAGCTCGGTGCGACGTCCGCACTGTCATACAAACTCGGCGCATACATGGTTTCTTCGATGCTGTACTTAGATTTGGTGGACGAGACACTGAAGAGCAAATACAGAAGCACAACGACAGCCGCGACCATGAACAGCTGATTCGAACGGAACTTCATCTTTTATATACAGTTAACATATTTTTTTATTCGTCGACGTCGTCTTCAAAGGCAAATTCTTCTGGATAAGTTTCTTCTGGCTGGGGAGGGGGCATGGAAATTTTCACCTGGACAACATTCCACACAGGACCAAAGGCCTTCTTGGCGAACCACAATCCCGCAAATTCGAGAATGACCGAACAGACACTCTCCGATGTGACCGATGTGAAGTCGGTCGGCTCCTGATCCACGGTAAACACTCGAGTCTGGGCAATCTTGTCGGCCGAGACTTCATTGTTCACGACACTGGGGGTGTATGCAGATTCAATCGTTTCCTTCGAGAGACTCTTACCGAACCACGATTCAGAATTCTCGACAGCGGCCTGGATGTTTTGTGCATCGAGGGCTTGGACGCGTTCGAGATTTCGTTCAGACGTGATATCAAACGTTACATCGGTCTCGGTGAGACCGATGACCTTCACCTTATTTAATTGAACGAAGCACTTCTTAGTATCATCCTTAGAGGCCTTGACGAAATAAAAGCCTTCGTTATCCTTGGTTGGAATATCGTACAACATGTATACAGTACACTGTACTTATTTCTTTAAACCCACAAATGGTATTTGGGCTGACTTGACGAGTATATTACGTGGAACCCACTTATCTCTCAATGGTCTGTATCCGTATAATGTTTTCAAAATATTGAACTTTTCTGGAATCTTGACTCCTGTGACTGGTCTGAGGTTATACTCGTTCTTCACATAGTTTTTATTTGTGGATGCTCGCCATATCTGATTCTTCGTATTGAATCGCTGATCGCCGTGTGATTTTTGGAAGCCGGGTATCGTGATGCCCTTGATGGACGTTTTCACACCCACGACGAACTGCCTGGATATGCGTTCCTCATCGGGCGTCGTCGTGTACGTGATGTACTTTTTTGGATTGACGGTGGTGGCGTGTTTCATGTTCACGCGACCATCGAGCGTTCGGCGTCTCGGTGCTGTCATCGGAAATTTGTGGACCTTTGAGTAAATACTTTCAATGGTATCGGACGAGTTCACAGCCAAACGACTTGATATGATCTTCGAAAGCTTGATCATGCGCTGACGATCTTTTTCTTTCTTTTCGGGTCGAAGGCCGAGCTTTTGCATGAGATACACGTCATCGATTAAGAAGCGTTTTCCAGCCACGGAAATCCGATCGTCGCGCACGATTGTGTTCGTGACTCTGTTTCGGTACGTCACACCCTTCTTTTGTGTTTCAACGACTTCAAATCCAAATTCACCTGATCGCATGAATGGAATGTCTAGTATACCACCCATAATTCGTTCGACGATCTTTCCTTTTTCAATTGAAAAGTATCGTACATTGAGATCGAGAGCGAACAATTCGACGTCGATGAAGACGTTCATCTTCGATGGTTCTGGACCGTTACCACCCTTTCTCTTCTTAATGAGTGTGTATCGTCTGGTAACGTACGGTCCCTTTTCAGAAAATCCAAGACCGATGAACTTTGCAAGTTTTGACTTTTGGGTAAATCGCTGACGAATTTCATTGTTATACTTCATCGCGATTTCACCGAGCTTATTCCATAAAAGAACCTTGACCGCTTGAAGCTTCCCAAAATACTTTGCATCGTATTTGAATCTGGGGACGAACTTCGTATCAATGTCACTCGTGATGACACGATCCTTTCGATCTATGTAATAATTGAAGGCTTCGCCACCTGATATCACGAGATCACCACTATTTCTCAGAAAGTCAGAGAGTTCGCCGACGATGCGATACACGATGTCACGAATTGTGTCCGTAACGTACGCGTACACGATCTTCTCGAAGGTTTCTTTCTTATGAAGTCGGTGCACACGCTTTCTGAAGCCCGCGACGTCATCATTCTCATAATATTTCTTCAGAGTAGCATCATTGAAGAATAGATTCCTCAACATGAATCGATTGATGACCGCCTCTGAGTATATGGTATCGTCCATTATTATATTGTGATATATAAAAATGGAGTGTGAGAAGCTCAAGTGTGACATCATCGATGAGTGTAAGTGTTACGCAAAGAAGGGCGAAAAGTACCCAAATGAAAATCAGTTCTGTGGTGTGCGACGTGGTAGCCGAGTGTTCGCATGTAATCCCGGGTGCTGTGCAGGTGGATGCCCTGGTCAATGCAAGAAAGTCATCCCGAAACCGCCATTCAGTATAACCGATGACCTATATACACCATTCCAAGCCAATATTCCGATGTACATCAAGATTGTCCTTGTGATACTCTTGGGTCTCGTTGTAATGAGTACTCTATCCTTACGAAAATAACACTTAAAGACGAGAGAATTAGAGTAGATATAAGATGTCTCTTGAAACTATCCAAACTGAACTCACCGCACTCCGCTCCGAAGTCAAGGCTTTGACCAAGCTCGTTCGCAAGGTCAAGGCGAAGCAAGACGATCCGGATGGAACGAAGGCGGCAGAACGTGCGAAGAACAATGGTTTCAACCGCAAGCAAAATATCACTGACAAGCTCCGCGAATTCATTAACCTCCCAGCGGGTGAGACCATCTCTCGTAGTGAAGTCACGAAGGCGATCACGAAGTACATCACTGACAATGGCTTGAAGCACCCGGACAACGGTCGCGTGCTCATCATGGACGAAAAGCTTCGCGATTTGCTCCAACCGGGTGATGTCCAAGTCACGTTCCTTAACCTTCAAAAGTTCTTGAGTCCGCACTATGTTAAGACGGCTTAAACAAATAATACGTATATGAAATACAATGAACATCAATAAGTCCATCGTTGAAGAACTTATTGGTACAAAGCTAACCACGTTGGATTTGTATCAAAAAGCCTTCACTCATAAATCAGCCCTAAAGGAACACGAAGAACTCACAGGTTCTTTTGAGACTCTCGAATTTATAGGTGATTCCGTTCTAGGATTTGTGATTACAAAATATTTATATGACCGATATGAAGAACGTCAAGAAGGATTTCTCACAAAGGCTCGAACTCAACTCGTACGCGGAGATACGCTCGCCACTATCGCGAAAAACCTTGGTTTACACAATTATGTCCTCATGGATGAAAAGGGAATGCGTAATGGATGGAACAATAACCCAAAGATCTTAGAAGATGTGTTCGAAGCGCTCGTCGGAGCCATTTACATGGACTTGGGTCTTTTACACGCGAAACAATTCATTCTTAGTATTTACGAAAACCCAAATCTCGTGGATATGAATGCCATCATGGTAGATAACAATTATAAGGATCATCTCATGCGCTATTCACAATCAAACAGCTTACCCCTCCCCGAGTATAGAATCGCATCGCAAATTGATGGTGTATTCACCGTCGACGTCTTCATAGATAATGTATTCCTAGGTCGAGGTTTTGCCAAGAGTAAAAAGCGTGCCGAACAGAACGCCGCGCGGGCATTTTTCTACCCTCCACAGCTTAAAAAATAGATCCATTAGTATCTTAATATGCACCCGAATGTGAAAAAAGTCATCGAACGGGAATATGCGGCCCAAAAATCCGAGGAATGGCTCGCTCTTCGTGGCAATATGCTCACGGCGTCAGACGCGGCCACGGCCATTGGGAAGAATAAGTATGAAACACCTGAAGGTCTTCTCCTTAAGAAATGTGGTCTCGGTGAAAAGTTTACCGGTAATGAAGCCACTCGACACGGGGAAAAGTATGAAGACGAAGCTCGTATTCTCTATGAAGAACGACACGGTGAAGTCGTCCACGAGATTGGCTTGTGTCCACACCCCGTCCATACATGGCTCGGTG